TTTACAGGCTTTCATTTCCGGTGTGTTATCGGTTTTTCTATCTCCCCCATTGGCAAAGTATGTTGGCTTTAGTCTCCCAAGAGCCTCGCAAACTGTATTGTCTGTGTCATCAACTTCTGATGTATCGTAAACCGCCGTTAGTCCTCGGAGGATCTCACAGCGCTCTTCAAACGGCATAAAAATATATCCCTTTTTTCTCATGAGCCACCCATCAGAATTAACAATTACAACCACATTGCCATATTGGGCCGCTTCTTGTATCATTCTCAAGTGTCCTATATGAATTGGGTCGAAACCTCCCGAGACACATACTACATCGTATGGAGTTTGTGGTAATTTGTTCATTTTATAATCTCCTTAATTGTGGTCGCGGTGCCGTAGTTATGACGGAGGCCGCTTATCCCTTTTTATACTATATAAGTCATAATATAAAGTTAATTCTTCGCCAGCATTTATATCTTTTATCGTTTTAATTTTTAAAAAATCCTTTTCTTTAACAATTTCACAATTAGGTTCTTCTGTATGATTAATAAAACCTCCCAATGGGGTGCGAATATAGCCATTTTCAAATCTATTATCTTTGACGTGGGATATTCCTAAGTCCGTATGGGTTGGTATTTTCTCTGTCGCCAATAAACCTAGGCCGTCTATTGTTGATGGGGCAATTATTAAACTTGATGGTAATGGTTTATACATTATTTTATAATCTCCTTAATTGTGGCTCCCCCGGCTGGACTCGAACCAGCAACCCTCTGGTTAACAGCCAAATGCTCTTCCAATTGAGCTACAGGGGAATATTTGTTATTGGTGCCGACGCACGGGTTCGAACCGCGGACCTGTTGTTTACAAGACAACTGCTCTCCCAACTGAGCTACACCGGCTCATATAATCTCTCTATTTGTGTCATATAGAACAACAGTATACATATTATTCCACATAATTGGAAGTTTTTTTCTTACATCTGATGCTTTTTTGTCTGTTATCGCATCAACGTAAAGGGTGCGCCCAAGGCCACCCTGTTTAATGTAATAAGCACATTCGGAATCTATTTCAACTATTGCTCTCAATAGTAATTCTTCTTTTGTTTCTTGGTTCAATTAATTTTTCTTTCTTCGTGTTTTCTTATGAAGCTTTTCAAAAAGGAGGTGCTTCCATAACGTTCCTTCTATCTCCTCCTTAGACATATTTAAGGAATACAAACCAGCAAGAATTAATCTGATTTCTCTATTTGAAAGATATACTGTTTTCAAAAACGAGGGAAGTTTTTTATTATCTTGTTCAGACATATTATTATCCAATAAAGGTATATTAACTAGTTCAAACATAGACTATTTTCATACTGTCTCACGGCCTCGTATAACACGATATTGGCTGTCTGTGATGTATTTAAACAATAACCAACTCCCGGCATTGGGATATATACTACATCAGATTTTGTAATAATTTCACTAGGTACTCCACTTTCCTCGTTGCCAACAACCAAGCACACAGGGCGATCAAAATTGAAATTATGAAAAGGGAGAGGTCTTGCTCCCTCCACCAACTCCGCAGACACAACCTGAATTCCTTCATTTTTTGCGTGTTCCAAAAACGCTTGAGGCGTTGAGAACTGAATAATTTCAACATAATCAATTAGGCTGCCAGAGGCTGCTTTTATGCTGCTGCGCTCGGGAATGTGGCCAACCACATAAAGCCGTTGAGCGCCAAAGCAAGCAGCACTCCTGACGAGATAGCCAAGATTGTCATCGACCCTAAAATTGATGGCGCAAAGGCTAATCGGATAAGTTTTAGCAATCTTTTTTTTCTTATCATATCGCTGCCTTCTAGTTTCTTCTCTCATTCATTACTTTTTCTTTTTAGATGCTTTAGAACGATTGGTACGCTTCCTTTTACCATACTTTCTTCTACCTTTTCCGTGGCCATTTCCACGGTGCTGAAAACTCATTACTCTCATTTTAACTCCTTCCAGAGATAAACAGACTCACCGGGCCAATAGACTATCGTTCCAGTTGCTGTTACTTGTATTTTATAGACTGTGATGGATTTGTCAAGCACTAATCCAACAAATCTTTTTGTTTCAGATGGAGTGTAGCTAATTATGCCAGTATTATTAAGGCATATAACTATATCACCTACTTCTGCTTTTTTTCTGTCATTTCTGTGGTTCAATATACATTGATGGCGCCAAACACTAGAAATATGGTGGAGGCGGCGGGAATCGAACCCGCGTCCAAAATAGTTCAGAGATCAAGTCATTCACAAGCTTATCTGATTTATTCCCAAACCAGAAAGGTAACCACAAAAAACCCATTTCCTACGTGGTATTAGAAACCCACCTGTTACAAACAGGGTGACCATTTTGGTCTTGTTTATGTTAGTGGGACCAACCACTTATCCGATATTGGGTATCAAGGTTATCGGAAACCCCGCAATTATGCGGCTAGCGCGTAACTGGTATAATTGCTATCATTGGCAATTGTCATTTTGAAGAAGTTAAGGTCATCCTTCACTGACCGCTTGCACTCTTATACTTCTTTGCTACTCTGTCGATACCAGTCACCCCCATATTTTTATACTTGACAAGTGAAAGTTTAGCAGGTATTATAGATCATCTTTATAAGAGTTTCTTATGTTATATTTTCTTTTTAAACCTTTAAATGTCTGTATGTTAATACCTAATATTATTGCTGCTTCCCTGTTAGTTTTAGCAATACTAATAGCTGCATTATATAGTGCTTCCTTTGTTAAGTCAACTATGTTTGACCATAAATTAAAACCATATAGCCTACCATTCGTTAGTCTGCTAGCACATTCTAACTTAAGACCAATTACTTCTTCCAATGTTAATGTAGACAACATAATCTCAAAAACTTCAGAAGACTTACCTTCTTGTCTTAGCTTTCGAGAGAATGAAATATCTTTACAGAAACCTTGGGAATCTGATTTTTTAGATTTCATCTATAACAAATTTTTAATTATATCATCAATGTCCAGATGGACTAATAATTCTTGTAGCTCGATGTTGGCTGCTTCCTCACCAGTATCAATTTCTTCTGCTTCACCGCCAAGATTAGGTTCAGCCTCCGCAGCTTCCGGCGGGGCTTCAACATTAACATCTAATTCAGACTCAAACTTGTCGAAGTATAAAGCCAAGTTCTTAATAAGGTATTCTTCAAATAAAACAAGATCCTCAATGTTATCCAAATCATCAAAGGCAGTTAAAATTACTTTTTCAATATTTTGGAAATCAGTGAAAGCTTTATTCCGACCAGTTTTATCTTCCCCAGCCATAGCAAAATCGTCTTTTGCTACCTCTTCGTCGCTCTTCTCCTCGGGGTCCACATCAATAAAGTCCGGGTCATCTTCTGGACGGTCACCAATCTCGATATCAATATCCTCGGTGAGATCCCCAGCAGCCTGTTTGCGGGACTCTTCGGGGGCCAGGGATCTTGCTACTGCGGCTAAAATATGGTTTCGGTATGAGTCTCTTTGCTGTTTATCGGTTGTTAGGGATTTATATCCGGTTTCTAAAACTGATAAAATGTTAGTATTCTTCAATAAATCTTCCAGAGCGTTAATCCCGGTATTATTGTGTTTAGCAGCTGTCGCGACAGATGAAGCCTCTACAATCAACTCGCGAATGATCGAGCGTAATTTTGAATTTTGTTTACGTTCGCTTAGAATTTTTCTTTCACGTTTAGTTTTTACAATTGCAACTGCCTTTCGGATTTGCTCGCGCAATGTTAGTTCTTCTGCAAATTTCTTACGATCAATCATTTTTAGCCCACCGATATTCCTAATAAATAGTCAACTACTTCACTAACTATCTCATCTTCTGCTATGAAGTCTTTAGGATGATGTTTCTTTTTCTTTTCTGAGCCGGCAACTTCTGGGTATCGTGGCTTCATACCCAATGGTAAAGAGTAGCCTCCTACGGCCCCGACGCCAGAGAGTTCGTTTAATTGCCCCCCCAGCAGTGCAAATAGTGCCCCAGCGCGTTGTTCGTTATCATTATAGAACTCTGGCAAAAAAAGTTTAAATGTTTCAAAGTCATTTTCCTTAACCGCATTGCGAAAATCTGTTGCACTAAGATTAACTCCACCTTCAGTAGTTGATGTATCCGCGGCGAATGTTGAAAGTCTTCCCTCTTCATCCAAATCTGAGAGAATTTTTCTTACCAAATCCCCATAGCCAGGATCTTTTTTACTATGCACGATGGTAATCATAGAGTTCTCTCCACTTTTATATGCGTCTTGTATGATTGCTTCAAGTGGGCTGTAGGTTGTAATAACTTCACCACTCTTTTTTCTTCGTGGCTGTCCATCTTTATCCAGAGCAACTAATGGATCTGTAATGGCCATAACTTCTATATCGCGTCCGGCTAAATTGGGATCATTTGCAAAATAATCATTCCAGACGTCTCTAGCCATTTCTAGAGTGACCCCGCCGCGGCCAATCTCCCCTTTTTTCTTTCCAGCGCGGCCACTTACAATTTTAATAGCCGCAGTCGGAAAAGTAGCGGCAGCTTGTCGCACCATTTCTAAATGCCCCTTATGCGGGGGTTTAAAACCACCTGGGATATAGACAATATTTTTTTGGTCTTGCTCAACCAGTTTAAGCGTATTTTTGATAGCCGGAAATTGCTCAGCTACATATCTTTTAAGAGTGTTAGCGGCCCTCTTCACTCCCCAGGAAACCACCCCTTCGTCCATTTCGCTACGCTCATTGAGAGCCCAGTTCACGGCTTCGGCCAACGATGGCTTAACTTCGCTAGCGTCTCTTATCGCGGATGTGATCGGATATCCTTCAGATAATCGCAGGAATAGATCTTTGTTGGTTTTGTTTGTAGGAGGCAAATTACGTGCCCATTCTTTTAGCGTCTTGGTGGTAGAGAATCCATTAGCCCCCCAGTATATTGTTAGACTTTCCCGTTGGATGGCGCGGTTGGCCTTTGTGAAGCCTTGTCTATCAACAAGCTTAATATCGCCTTTCGCACTAGCCACAACGTATCCTTCACCACCGGCCATATCTCCGATAGACGCTTTGATAGGTGCTTCTTGCTCTTCCAGTTGAAGAATAATACTATCCTTTACCGCCATAGTTTCGGAAACAATCTGCCAGAGTGCTACAAAACCATCTTGATTTTCAGAAACGTATTGATAAATATTACGTTTTTTAGAGTCGCTTAATCTTCGGCTTGGACGTTCAGTCACCCAAGCTAAAAAGTCGCCTCCAAGCCCCGTAAGTCCAGTATCAACCTTGGAATTCAAATATGAATATAAAATCTCGGCAAAATTGCTTAATTTACGGGCACGTAGAGTTTCAGTATTTAACATTTTATCAATACTGGAAGCATTGGATTTGATATAGTTTTTTAGTTGTTCTATATCACTCGTATCTATTTCAACGGGCTTTTGAACCACTACGGGCGGGACGACTAGAAGTTCATCCCCCTCAAAAATATCAAAATTCTTAATTGGATTTTTGTTGCCCTCAAAATCTATCTCTCTGTGTATTACAACAGAAGCAACACTATCGCCTATCTTTTTACCAATTTTGCTTTGTGGTTCAACCCTATAAGTTACGATGTTTGGTTTGAACTCATACTTTCCATCAACAATTGGTGGGGTGTTGTAGTATAACAAATCCCCAAAAAAATAGCCACGGTGGTCTAGTGGGACAGATTTTTCAAAGTGAGGAAAGGCAAAAGCCATATTGTTGGCGAATTCTCTGTATGTGGGAGACACATCTTTGCCTTTGTCCAAACGTCGTATCTTAACAAAAATGTCTCTTAATTGTTCTGGTGTTTTGGCTTTCCCATCATACCCTTTGGCGCCAAAACCGCTCTTATCAGTAAAAACGAAGGAACCATCTTCGTCCCTTCCAAAAACCACAGCAGGAGAGCCGTCCCACTTAATGGTGGTGGCTCCTTTACCCTCTTCGGTGCTGAGACTGTCTAATAAATCTAGCGCCCTTATGGCGCCCGCACTTCCCTCCCAAAAGATCACATCCTCGGCGTGCTGGATCCTAGGGCCATCTTTAGACTCGGTCATTAATGATTGCTCTTCGGGATCAAGAACATTTATACCAAATTTAGGCAATGTATCTACCGCCTGGGCAATTAGTTCGTTATAATCTTCACGACCCTTGATCGCATTTAGAACGCTATCAAAAGTTTTAAAATCTTCTGGGGAATTTCCTGGCCCCAGCAAAATGTCTGTGATTTCACGTTGGTCGGTGGTTCTTTCGTTTGTTTCTCTGTTAGACAAACCAGCAAATCCGGACCACCTATATCCTCTGGCGGTGGCAATTGAATTTATAAGAATGTGTTTATGTTGAGCACGATAGGGGCTCCCCTCTGGCTCACCCATTGAAGACCAAAGCATATACTCTGGGTCCCCAAACATAAGATCAGTTTGAACGAACCCATTAGACGGGTCGCCATTGATTGGGGTTTTAAAGTGGACAGAAACACCACTTTTGCGCACGTAATCTTTTATCTTTTCGTCGGGATGATTTTTGTCAACCCAGGCTCCAAGAATAGAGGCTAGCTCATCTTTGGTGTGCTCATCACTATTAATAGCAATATCAAGATCCCCAGAAGTGGATTTTTTTCCTGTGGTTCCAAGTTTGTAGTCAACAAGTGGAATATTTAAAATATTTTCAAGCCACTTTAAAGTTGGGTCAACATCTGCCTTATTAATTCTTTGGGTAAGTGGAACCTTATCTGGGCCTTTAAATATATTTCCGCCCATTGACTCAATCCTTGGATTCTTCTAAAACTTGGACTTGCTCTTCCAGTATATTAACTCGCTCTTGCAAACGTCGTGTGTGACGCTTGATTTCTTTAAGATTTGCTCGTGCTATTTCAATTCTGCGCTCATCGGTGCGAGACCGAGGAGTGATAGATTGGAGAACCTCTGTAACAGATTGAATATAACTAGCAATGCTCGGTGATTTAGCTTCACCGAGCAAAAACTCACGAGTCATACGCCGAAAGTCAACCATTATTCTTCTGTTTTAAGTTTTCTTTTATAACTTTTGCGTTTTGGTGCCGGCTTTGCCTCAACAACCTTTTCAACAACAACAGGTGCGGGCGCAGCCTCAACAACCTTTTCAACAACAGGCGCCGGCGCAGCAGCTTCTGCCGCAGCCTTGGCTCTTCTTCTTTTAATCCATGGTGCTACCATTTTATTTTCCTTCCTTTCTGACTCTCTCGATAATACGACGAGTGATTTGTTTTGCTTCTTTTACAGAGATTTTACCAGGTTTGTAGCGATACGGATCTTCTCCGCGGGTCGACTTACCGCCATCGACGGAGGACAGCCTCCTGTAAGTGTCCGCTCCCTGCCAATGCGTTCCGCCAACATCTGCTGCGCGCGTCGGCATGCCGATCGCCCTGCTCCCCGGGAGGCGCCCAGGCTCGGCCCGAAGATCCATATCGCGGGCCATTGAGGGCCGGTTGCCCTCTTCATCGTCGTGCTCCTTGGAACCGATTCCTTCATAATCCTTGCCCCCCAAAGCTTTCATTGGATCATCGTGCCGGCGGGTCGCAGGCCAGCCCTCTTCCTCGTCGTCGTCTCGATAGGCTATATCGCCTTCGCCCATAGTCATAATATTCCTAGACCCCGGTGCGGCAGACTTACTGCGTTCGCCTTGGTCTCCACTTTTTCCTCGAACTTTCTGTCCCCATTCGCCTCGCTTTTTCGTGCGTTTTTGTTGTAATGCGGTGGCCGTAGGAGCATCCGTTGGATCGTCGGGAGCATCGGCCATAGCCTTCCATTTTGCCTCGCCTTCCTCAAGCCCCTCTTCCTCGTCGTCAGTCACAACGTTGGGACCCTTCGGATCGAATTCGTCGCCGCTAGGGCAGCCCTCTTTAAGAAGCCCCCATTTCTTCATCAACTTGGTGTTGATCTCA